ATTTTACCGCGCTTTACTTTTACACGTAAACCCTGATCCTTACAGATACGTTGAATAAACTCTAAATCATGTTCTGCGCGTTGCTCAATTCTTTCGTAAACGATAGCAGGAGCTTTATACAAAGTAGCAAGACCAGCTTCCCCAGCAATATCTGAAATGACCTCTGCAAGAGATGCCTCTGACCATGCCCTTGTTTTTTTCTGATTCATCAAAGAGCTTCGAACAACAGCGGGGATTGCTTTGATTGTCACAATATCCCCGCCATCCATGCTGACCTCAAGCTCAATCTCATCAACTTCAAAATCACCACAATCTAAAACACCAGATTCACCCCAAAAACCCCAATTGTACGTGAAAAATTTTGCCTCAATTTTATCGCCAGGTTGCGGCATCCATGGTCCTTGAAATAGCCGTTCTCTATCCTCTAATACCAACTGCAAGTCATCAAGCTCATCATCGGGCTTGTCGGTATATGATATTGTTATGAGATATTTTGTAATCTCTTTTGTAACATCTTTACCGCTTATAGATACAAAAATCTCAGTTCTACGCATTTACAATTCCCATGGTGGTAATGTTTGTTCAGGCTCTTTTTTTGATACGTCAATTTCAATTGGGATATCACCAGAAAAAATCAAAAGGTCTGCATACTCAACATTTATACCAACAATATCACGCATAAAATGTTCTTTTCCTAACCATTCTTTCGCGTGCATATCCCACATTTGTCCTTGTACCGTATCAACAATTTTATTGGACATGCGCTAACCTTCTATTTTGTTGTTGCATATCTCCAATAGCCCTACGTACCATTTTATCAATATCAGGTCTTAACGCTTCCAGTCGTCTTTTTAGTTCGTTTGCATGGGTTCCATCAATTGCAAAGTCTTGGTTCATATTAATTTCAATATTTGATGAATTTTTTTGTTTTTCTTTTTTAGGCTGTATAGGAGTTACATTTGTACTTTGCAATAATTCCTCTGTTTGAGGAACTTCTTTGATAACCGTGCTAACAACTGGAGACATTGCGGTATTATTAGAAAAGAATTTGCCAAAGGTATTTTTTAGTAATGTTTTAGCAGGAGCAAATTGTTTTTCTAAAACTTGCAATCCACTTTCCGCTTTTTCCTTAGCTATCTCTATTACCTGTGGAGCATTTTCTTTTACATTTTTAACAACATTAGCCGCAATTGGCATGGAGGGAGCTTGTTTTTCCTCAGTCTTTTGAGGGGCAACTATCTCTTTGATACTTTTCGGCACAAAGGGATTTATCGCAGATAAAACAGAATCCTTTGTCTTCTCAAAACCTTCTTTTGCACCCTTTAAAAGAGGCTCCGCAAGTTTTGTAACTTCGGGCTTCTTTTCTTTCATCTTTTCCCAAAGGTTTGAAAGAACAGGGGAGGGCACAAGTTGAATTGGTTTATCCTCGGTTTCTTTCCCTTCTTGAACTTTTTCTTTGATTAACTGTGTATTTTTATTGTTATCGGGATTTATTAATTTTGGGGTACTTTTTGGTTTCGATACTTGGGGTTTTGTTGCAAGCAGCGGTGGTTGATTTATTGTGACACTTGGTTGCGGAATATCCTGTGGAGGAACAGCTACATTTATAGGTTGTGGAATAGCCTCTTTTTGGGATATGATTGTTGGTTTTTGAGCAAGTTGCGATACTTTTTGACCACGAGGACGGGCATTTTTTTGTGCAGGAAAGTTCGTCACAAAAACAGGAACAGGTTTTTCCGTGACAATTTCTGTAGGCTGGTCCGATACAGGAACTTGCTTACCGCTGATACCACCACCTTTTACGGTAGATGCTGGAGTTGTTACCGTATGAGAAGAACTTTGCGTACCGCGAGCCAGCTTAGTTGCTGGTGTACTACTCGCTCCACTAGCAAGAGGAACTCGTTTTGCCGTACCAGTGGACATACCGGCGGGGATAAATTCCGTTGTGAAGTTTTTGTTGTCACCCGCAAGTCGAACAATGGTAGTAGGCCCAGTTTCTTTGGTCTTTGCAGATGAGGAACTTCCACCACCTCCACCACCTGCACGAGAACGACCTCCGCCGCCGCCTCCTCCTGTTTTTGCTTTACCACCGCCACCACCTTTCGGAGCAGGAGGTGGAACTGGCATACCTTGAGAAACTTTGGCAGCGTTTGGTGTTTGTCCTTTTGGTGGTTCCCCAATTTTCGGCGGTTCTAGAGTTCTTTTTTTTTCGTTATGCCTAGAATCTCCCGACATTACGGCAGCAGCATTTTTAGCGGTAGAGTTCTTATGTCTACTATCGGCTGACATTGCCCTTGTAGCTTCACTTGCCGCAGCTGCGTTTTTTCCTTTTCCGGCGGCCTCACTTACACCCTCAGCAACACCACCAAAAATACCAGCCACAAAATTTTTGATTTCTGTGGCGGTATCCATTACCCATGCAAAACCAGCTTTTAACCACCCAAACAGAGAATCAAAAACCGCTTGTATACTAGCTGCTATGCCACTAAACCACTCAACCGCAGGAGAAAAAACGTTTGTAATTCCAGTCCAGCAATAATCAGCTGCGGCAACAACACCATCCCAAACACCAGTCAATATATTAGAAACGACATTCCATGTTTCAATCAAAAAATTTGCAACGGGTGCGCATGATGATGCAATCCAATTCCATGCTGTGCTTGCTGTATTAGAAATGACATTCCAAATTGAAATTAACCAATCGGAAAAAATTGACCACGTTGTTTGAATAAACGTAATGACCGTTGTTGCTGTACTGCCAATAAAATTCCAAGTTGTGCTAGCTGTATTAGAAATGCCTGTCCATAAACCTGTAAAAAAGGAACCAACGGTATTCCATGTTGCTGTTATTAAAGTTGCAACACCAGAAATAATATTTCCAACACCGTTCCAAACTGTTGATGCAAAACCAGACAAGCCGTTCCAAATACCAGAAATAGCGGAGACACTTCCTCTCCATACGTCTGTGATAAAGTTTGCAACACTAGAAACAACAGGCTTTATCCTATCAATATATGGGGCAATCCTTGAGTATATAGCTGGCCCAACTGTTGAGAAAAAGGTTTTAACCCCTGCCCATGTATCAACAATCCAATTTTTGGCACTCGTTGCTACGCTTGAAATGGACGAAAAAACACCAGAAAACTTTTTGCTTACAGCTTCCCAATTCTCGTAAACGTACCAAGCAGCAACACCAAGACCAACGAGTAAAGCTCCTATACCTGTTGAAATAAGGGCAACTTTTACACCAGATCCCAAAAGCAGAGCAGCTCCACGAGCGAGCAAAAATCCTCTTTGAAGAGCGAGCAATCCTCCGCCCATTATGTTTGCGGCAAGAAAAGCGACTTTCGATGCGACAGAAAAAGCTAAAAAACCACCTACGGCTAGGGCAATACCTTTCGAGAGATTAGGGAATTTCTCCGTAAAACTTGCGATACCACCCGCAACAGTTGTGAGGACATTTGCAGCACCAGTGATCACGGGCAAGAAAAAATTGCCAATAGTAATGCCCACATCAGACCATGCGGAGCCAAGACGTTTCAAGGCACCCTGTGTTGTGGCTGTCATTCTATCGGCTGTTGTTTTTGCCACACCATCACAGTTTTTGATCTGCTCCATGTATTTTTCGAGAGCAGTGCATTGTTTCCCCGCCATATTGGTGATTGCGTTGCCGTATTTGTCGGTAGTCTTAAACGCCTCATCACCCAAAACCATTAAAGCGGAAACGGCCTCAGTACCTGCGATATCCTTAAAAATGTCTGCCTTTTGCGCATTGCCCATGTCTTTTGTTTTGACCATCAACTCAGTCAAAAGATCAGACATTGGACGCATATTCCCTACGGCGTCTTTCGTTGAAATGGCTAAGGACTCAAGAGCTTTTTTTGCCTCTGAAGGTGGTGCAGCCATCCGGAGCATGATGCTACGCATTGCCGTACCGGCCATCGAGGACTGGATACCAGCATTGTGCAGCAACCCCGCCATAGCGGCGGTATCCTCAAATGTCACACCAAGACTTTTTGACACTGGAGCAACATATTTCATTGTTTCACCAAGTGTCTCAAGTGTTGAATTTGAGGACGTAAAAGTTGAAACTAGAACATCAGAAACATGCCCCATGCGCTCCGCTTCAATACCAAAGCCTGTCATCATATTTGATGCAATATCACAGGCTACACCGAGATCGCTTCCTGAAGCCGCAGCAAGGTTGAGCGTTCCCGGTATCGCGGCATACGTTTGTTGCGTGGAAAATCCTGCCATTGCAAGAAATTCCATACCCTTTCCAGCTTCAACGGCAGAAAATTGGGTATCTCTTCCCATCTCTCTTGCACGAGCGGACAAGATATCCATATCGGCGGCAGATGCTCTTGAAACAGCACCAACTTTTGCCATTTGCTGCTCAAAATCCATGGCCAATTTTGCGGGGAAAGCAACACTCATTCCCGTAGCAACCGAGGACATGAGTTGCCCTTGCAGTTCACTTCGCCTTGAGGAATTAGCTTGCATGGCACTTTGATTGGCCATGAGCCTTCCTCGATGCGCACTTGCCACAGCCATAGATGCTGAAAGTCCGCGATACTCTTGCGAGAGGTTACGGATACTACCGGCTACACTTCGAGCTTCTGCAATGCTGTTTCGATAGGCCGCAGATTGACGTGCAAAAGACGATGACAGACGGTTGACACGGCTCTCAGCCAACGAGATTTGACGCGCAAGGATACCTGTTGCACCACCAGCAGCACGTGCTTGAGCTTGTAAGTTTGCTAAATTTGCACGTGCAGCATTGAGTGATGTCCCAAGATTTCGCAGTTGCCCACGCTGTCGCTCCAGCTGGGCACCCAATTGACCTGTTGGTGTGCGCTGCATCTCACGGATTGCGCGTGAGAGAGACTGCACTTGGCTTTGCGCACCAGAAAACATTAAACGGAAACTGCTACCCAGTGTTCCGTTTAACGTCATTGATAGGGATAATTCTCTAGCCATCGTTACTATCTCTCTCTAGCTCAACAGCTGCATTGACGTAATCCGTAAAGGTATCAATATCCATTTCCCGTACTTCCGTACGAGAAAAATTGGCGTATTTACAAAGAGCAATAATTGCTTTTCGAAGGTCTCTTAGTGTTTCTCTGTTGTCTCTGTCACTTCTCTGTACAATGGTTCTTGCCGTTTCAAAGGGGCGTTGATTTCCTCAAAGGCTCTTCGAATTGCGGAATAATCGTCTTGATCCATTTCCCGCAGACTTTCATATTTCAGGCCTGTGATAATGGCGTAAGTGCAAATTTCAATTGCGAGAAGGTTTTCCCTTGATTTTCCAAGGGACAATGCCATTTCAATTGCATCCTCTTCCTCACCAACTGTTGGGCGGTGAATTTTGACGGAGGAAACCATTTGTCCTGCACTTTTTTCAACAGGAAACATTAAAGGGACTTCATATTCTTTTCTTGGCTTGCTCATCATAACTCCTATACAGATACACCCATATCTGATCTCACACCCGCTAAAAGATCTGTGCCATTAACACGATGCACAAAATTCAGCTTATCAATTACGAGTTTTTCCTCACCTTCAAGGAAACACTCAAGACGTGTGATCTCAAACTCTGTTTCATTGCTGCGCTTTTTACCCTGCTCCAATGATCCCAGAGAATTTGTCTTTACCCTACCAATAAAATTGATTCTCGTAGGCTCATTAGCCCGCAGACCCGTTGTTGGATCAGAGTGTTGCTGCGATACGTAGCACTCATACAGTTGGCTCTGTGTCCAATCGAGGATTTGATAGTACTCGTGTGTCGGGTTAGTCCACGTCAATTTGATTGTCATTGACTGCGTAAGCCCAACAACAGGCGATTCAATCTCACCAGCTAGACCTGCACCGTTTAATGTCTCTGTGATATACGCAACTTCGGGCAACTCAATAGTTGCTACACCCAAAAAAGAGTTGCCTTGATTGTAGATCCGGTACGCAATTGTTTGCTCAGGATGATGACCGCGCATATTGCCTCCTAATCAAAAAGTACTGCGAGATTTTCGGTGTCAAATTCAAACGCGCAGTCAATCTCACGTGCAGCAGGTGGTGGTGTAAAATACAAGTGGAAACGGATAATGCCGTCAATAAGATCAATTATCGGATTTTCTTTTTCCTCAAAAGCGATACGGCCACCGAGAATAATTTCTCTCGATGTATAGCCCTCAAGACGGATGTTTTCAGACCGTAAAATCGTCTGAATTAAACGTCTTGTCATTGGAGCATCGACTTTCTGAAAATACGTCAAAATGAACGTATTTTGGTACCAATTAAACATACGCCTAATCGGCTCTTGGCAATCTTTTGGATCTGTGTTCCCCGGATAGCAGCTCATTCTTCCGCCCCATGTCCTCAAACCACCGATCCAGTTGAGCGCGGAAAAAATCCCCTCACCATTAAGGTAATTGACTTTATCCATGCCCAGAGAAATTTCTTTCCACTTTCCAGAACTCTCAACTAGGCCAATAGACGTGATATTGAGATGTTTGTTTGATGCTGATGCGTACGGAATATCCCCATTATCACTGTCAACTTGAGACATTAACCCTGTCAGGTGTGTTGCCAGTCCGTACACATTGTTGCCAAGTTTTACTTTTGGCCAACACACAATCAGACGTTCATCCGACAAGTTGTTGTTCTGTTTGTACGCAGGAACCTCTGTATATTTTGTGACTCCTCGACTGCCAGAACTTGGAATATCAACAATAGCAATAGCCTGAAAAAGACCATTAATATCATGAGCTTTTGCGGCCATCACAACTGCAACAGCGGGATCCTCACCAAATTTCGGGCACAAAATAGAGCCTACGCATTTTCGATACAAAGGAAACACACTATCAACTAGCTCTAGGCCTGTTGCATCACCATTGGCATCAATACCACCAATGATATCCGCGCTGGTTACTTTTGATATGTCAGCAAATTCGTACGAGACTTTGATAGTAGCATTAGCCGCAATAGCTCCACCAATTTTCCGTGTAATCGTTCCAGCAACCAAATTGACGGTATAATCCGTTCCAGCTACGCAATTGGTCTCTGGATTCGCACCGTTAGCAGGGGCAACCACTTTGACGTTTGATATACCTTTGTTTTTAAGCGTTCCAACGTCACCCTTTAAAACAACGTTTTCATTTGTCACCGTTGTTTTGTGTTTTGAGGGATCGTAAACGTTGGCACAAATTATTGGCGCACCACGGTACAAAGCAAAGTGTGAATATATCAATTCTTGAAGGCTGTACTCGCTGAAATTTTCAGCATCCCATCCCATTTCTGCAACAAATTCACCATAGCTAAAATAACAACGCAATTTGTTGACGTACCTAGGTTTGTCGGAATCGAGCGTATCAACGGCCGCAGTGCCAACGGCAAAAACAACGTTACTGTCTACCGTTACAGGAGGCAGCAGCTGTGTAGGCACTTCACTCGTGTAAACACCATGTTTAAAACCAGCCATTACTTCCCTCCACGATTAGCTTCTCTTTCCTTTTGTATGATTTTATAAGCTTCATACAAAACAGAACCTTTCTCTTTTATTGCATTTTTTGATTGTGCAAGTTCAGTGATCGGTACAAGCAGTTGATCAAGTTCAGGGTGCTGTATTAGAGCATCTTTAAGACCGGCTACACCACGAACATCAAGGATAATTGCGTTTTGCATCAACGGTAAACCGTACGGACGAGAGGGTCCTATATACATTCGCTGTGTCATTTATTATATGCCTCAATTATTTTGGTTGAGAAATCTAACGGTGTAATCGGGACGTTGTAATGCCATTTTGTGACAATGGTTGCCGCGTGATATTCCGACCATTTCCTCTCAGGACTTGGTTGTTCCGATTCAATTGCCCATTCTCTTTGAAAACGTCCCGCAACAACACGATTTTGATACCTGTGTAAAATTTGCATTACCGCATCATTTAACTCAGCGAGCAAAATTCCGGCCTGTCTTTGATTGTCCGGAGCGTAAACCCCAATTGCGATTGCGATTGTTTCAACAATTGAGGCTTCCTGTTCGACCTCTTCCATTTCACTTCCTGCCCATCGAATCACAATGGAAGGAAAAACTTCCTCACCTTGTTCCTGTGGCCATGCGTGCAGAAAAATCCGTACGGGCTGATCAGCTCCCATGGTGGAAGGAAAGAGATAATCTCCCAGCTCTTTTTGAAAAACATCTTCTAATGCCAACAAAAGCTCTCGTGATCTCATCTCGTCACCCCTGCCAGCATTTCATTCATCTCATTAACAACGTTCTGAAGAAATTCACGTTCCCCTTGTTCCTGCAAAATTTCTCTTGTTTCTCGTCTTGTAACTGCTTGAATACGAGAAGGACCGAGTAGATACATTATATCCTTGCGTCTTCCACCACGTTTCCGAACAAAAAGCGCATAGCCGCCCTGACGTTTGCGTGCAACAAAAGGCGGCGTAAATCCGGGTATCATTTGCGCTGTACGAGTACCACCGCGCTTGATCTGCGTTGTTACACCACCAACAGGACGAGGATGTGTCGGTTTTTTTGGGCTTGGCCTAAAATGATACAGTCCAAAGCCTCTGTTTCCCGAAAAACGCACTGCTCCAGACATTTGCTGTGCTTTTTTCTTCTTAGTTTTATATTTCTTTGAACGTGCGGTATATGCTTCTTTAGATATCCTATCAGCGGTACTGATTATATCGACAATGGTTTTATTAACAGCTTTATTAACAGCGTTTATTGTATCTCTATCAAGACCTTCTCGTAGTCTTCTACCAAAAGAATTTAACAAAATATTTTCAAAACCATTTGTATCAATATTAAAATCAGCCATTATGAACGCTCCTTATACAATACGAGCGTTACTAAATCTTCACTATCACAAGATAAAACATGCCATTTTTCACCGTTAAAATAGCATGTTTTTTCAGGGTAATATTTTCCGTAAGCTATATCTTTTTTTCTCACATAAAGCGTAACACTATCCGCAACAACGGGTCCTCTATCATCAGCCGTATCACGCAAAAGAATATCTGTGCGCTCAACAACCGCTAGCATCGAGTGGCCATCTAATACGATTTTTTCTCCAAACTCTTCCGTTTCAAGAAAAACATCGTCAATGTCTTCAAGCATTACATCTTTAAGATTTTGCATTATCGTAATTCATCTTGTGGTGGCATGTTTCACAGTTGTGACATGATAAATCGTCCATATCTGACTTAAATGGACATTGCCTTGCGTGTAACATTTTGTCATGTTCACCCATGCTATTTCGGACGCTATCCATGTCTTCCTTATCCATTAAATCTAAAGTCGTTAATCCAAATTTCTTAACAAGTACAATATCAATAATCTTTTGACCAAAAATTGATACGAGTACACCAACACCTATTTCAATGCTTGGTGTTGTTTCGGGATAAAAATAAGGAAGAAGCAAAACACTACCAAAACCTAAAACCATGGCACTTAATGACGTAAAAATGAGGTTACCAATTATTCCTGTTATATTCCTCATTTTATAGCCATTTTTTATTTTTCGTAAGCCCCAAAAAAAAGCAGTTGCAAAACAAATAGCAACTAGAGGCCAAGCGTCACGAATAACGGAAAGATACTCGGACGCATGTGTTTGACATTCCATAGGTTCATTCATTCCCTAGACCTCTGCAACAACTTTTTCCAACTTTTTTGCTGGTCTATGTTTATTGTATTTTTTAAGTATATTTCAAAAACCGCATCTAGTTCAGAGTACGCTTTCTGAATATCAGTTATGTTTTTCGTTATTTTCTCGTACTCAAAATAGAAAAACGTATTAAAAGAAATTGAACAAATAAAAGCAGTGATACCTAAAATTTTAAATACATATTGCAGGAAGTCTTTCATTCATCAATGCTCGCCAAAATTTTTCCCTCGGCTACACGCCGACTATGGTAACCTGCCCATATTGAACGATTTTGGAACATTGCTGCGGCCTCTTTCCATCTTCGTTCTATCAAAAGTTTCCAAATGTTAGGAAACTTTTTTGGGCTGCCTGTACCACGCTGATACAAAATTGATGTAATGACTGCTTGAGCTTGCCATGGGATCTCATTAAACGCTCCAGCTCCCGCATCTCGATCATAGCGTGCCGCAATAATAGAGATGTGATGATTGTGCATACAACGGTCAAGCTCTTCTGCTTGCTCTTGCGTCAAAGTCAACGGCATTTTGTGCAGGACTTCTACAGCTGCTTTTTTTGTTTTTTGCAGGTAGGGACGAACGGCATCAATTGTTTCATCACAGACTCCAATACGTTTGAGCGTAGGTTCGTCCGTCTGCCCTAAATCAACACCTGTACCGACAGTTACCCCAGAAACACCCATCGGAATATAACGAGCGGGGTTGGGTCCACCTTTATAGTTTGCGGTTTTACCATCTGTGGTATCACAAGGAATATATCCAACAGTTTGACGTTTTCCTTCAAACCGTGATAAAACTTCTCTAATTTTATCTTTATAAATCATTCTATTTTACCCCTTGGGCAGCAAGTTCTTCAGGAGCTTGTTGCTCTTTTATTTTTGGTGTTTCTTTTACCGTAGTTGCCTTGGCAACTGCATAACCCTGCTCTACACAACCGCGTCCAATTTCATTTTTTACGTTAAGTTCCGTTTGTGGCAGGTAAAACTTACCATCAATAAAACATGATGTTTTTAATATAATTTGCATAGCAAAAACCTATACAACATTATTAAAAAGAACAGACCATGCAGGGTAAAAACAAATTGGGAGGGGTCTTGATTCCGCGTATGTATGTGTTGGAGAAGGTGGCAACGGATCTTTGTAAGCACGTACAAAATAATCAGTTGGTCCTTCACAGTATTCATCTACAGGACGAGCATACTCAATCACATTTTCAGCTTGTCTTGTAATCAAAAGTGCTGATTTCGGAGGTATGAAATACTTTTTAGTATTATCAACGTCCATATACCAACCGTTGTAAACATAAAGATGTACACCGTTCCAAAGTCCTCGATCTAACGAGTTCATCGCAAGATTGATGTGGGACCCACCGTCAATCCTAAAATTAACGTCAATAGACTCTTTAACATCAGGATGTTTCCGGAAGGCATTCCACGCTTCCCCGCCCATGATCAAGTCAGTACCCGCAGCACCATTACAGTCTTCCATGATCAACTGATGTGCCATCTCAATTTGCTGCACAAGGTCTGATGTTTGACTGTTCCACTTGTCACTGGCCGCAACATTGATTGTGTGAGATGCTGGACGCTGGTAATCAATAATTTGTTTGACTTCCAGCTGGTCATTGTCACGAGAGTACAGTTTCACAACACCGTCAACGGCCGCCTGTGCGCACATGATTTCAAGCATGTAATCGTGATCCTGACGATGCGCGTCTAAATTTTCAGCGAGCAATCTCTGATATGGGTCAACAGGTTTGTCGTAAATCGTTTGACCAATAGTCCGTTGAAATAAAGAGTCGAGCTTCTTGAAACTGCGTACAGTAGCAAAACGCGGTGCTTTAACCATAGCTGTTTGCCAGCCAGTAGGTTGCCGCAGCTCCCCAGGGGCGTAATTGCTCACAACAGGAATAGCGTTTTGCCCATGCACTTGTGTGTGGATTTCAAAAAGCTCCTGATCTGAAGGTGGATTTACTTTAAATAGAGTTTTAAAAAGCCCCCACTTAGGAGGACGCATATGTATAACTTTGATCAACTCAACGGTTGTCAAAGATGTAATATCTGTAAGAGGCGATACCATTTTTTGAACTCCTATCGAATGTAAAGGCCTTTTTTGTTCAGAACTGCGGCAATAGTATCTACGTTAGCACCTTCGGCAACAGTAACTTGATCTTTAACAATATCACCATGCCAAACAAGAACAGTTGATGTTTTTTCCGTAGCATTCAACTTTACAGGGCCAAAGAGGACACCTACAACATCATCAATGCTAATAGAATCTGTTGCTAAAGATGCAACACCATTTTTAATAACGAGAACAGCTCCCGGCTTTAAATCAAGATCACTTTCTGCGGTTAATTCAAGTTGTTCTCTAACAATTGGATGTTCACGGAATACAGTTTTTGGAGCATCAAAAACTGCAAAAGGCTCAAAAGTGCTGCCCATATTAACTCTCCTTCCGGTAATTTCCTGCGGCTTTCAGCCATTCTTCACGCTGTTCCGCCTCAATTTTTTCCTTGCTTTTTTGCGGAATGGCTGTAGCGGGTTGCGCTCCTTCTAAAATTGCGGAAAGCGCGGCTTTAACTCTGGCATCAACGTCATCTTGTGCAGCGGGTTGTACTTTTTCAACTCTCACTTCCCCAAACAGGTTTTTCACAATGGAAAATTGTTCTGCAGAAAGACCTGTTGCAAGAG